ACAGAACACCACAAATAACAATGACAACGACATGATAGAGAAATGGCAAGGATCCGCAGGATACCCATACGTGTGCCGTTGGATGAGAGCAGACAACGAAGTAAAAGTAGCCGCATGGAACCAGTCCACCAGCAACGCTGTAGATATTACAGGTTTCACAGCGGGCGCCTGGAATCACTTCGCCGCGGTGTTCGACCACACAAATGACCTACTGACAGGATATCGTGATGGCCAACAGAATGTTCAGACCGCACTGACCCTCACAGGAACGATTTCGAACTCACATGACCTATGGATAGGGAGGCGTGGGCCACCGGCCAATCATGCGAACTGGTTCACAGGAAGGATATCCACGATAAGGATTTTTAACCGTGCCTTGAGCGCCAGTGATGTCGATAGGAACTTCCAAGCGGAACGTAGGTTCCACGGTGTCTAGACAATAAGATCTAAAATAGTTTGCAACTTGCCTTTAATACTTTTATTGTTCAAAGTATTTCTTAGGCCCATGTGCAGATTCTTTGGCCAACATTCGAACGCACACCAGCAGTATCCCGAATGTTCAACATTTAATTTTGGAATGAACTCAGAATCTATCGCTATGAGATATGTATGGAAGAAAAATTTCTGATCGTTTGAGGTGAACATCTCCAGTGGTATAACTTTCTTGAATTTGGGAGTATCTCCCACTTCTTCCACGATCTCACGTTTCAGTCCCTCGAACGCACTTTCTGTGTATTTAGATTTACCGCCAACCAGTCCCCACATGCCCTGCGTCTTCCTATCTGTCCTTTGCAGGAAAAGGAAACGTTTGGTGCTTGTAGAATAGAACAATGCGCCTGAACAAACTATGTTATCTTTCATAAGTTATTATAACAACTACGGAGTAGTTGCGTCAATTGATGAATTGTATCCAGGACTTGCTCCGCCATCTAATACAATGCTCCAATTTCCCTGTGTGTACACACCTTCATAGGACTTCACCCATTCTGTGCCGTTGAATCTGTACTGTATACCTGTGTTAAGATTGGTAATGTAGTGTTGTGTCGAGTCTGGATTACTGGCATCGAATGCCACGTTCCATTTTCCTGTTGCACTATTGTATTCTATGATGTCACCAACGCTGGCTACAAGTGAACCCCAAGTTGCACTTTGGAAACTTGCCGTACTGTCTCCTACATCGTTGATCACGAGATATCTGTCTCCGTTAGCGGGTGTACCTGGATCAAATGTTGCAGGATTGATAATTTTTTTCACACTTGTAAGTGTATTATTTGGTACAGTGTCTTGATCTATTGTGTACAACAATATTGTGTCATCCAGTGTTGACGTTGCTATTGTTCCTATTATTTCATTTCCGTTTGGTTGCATCAATCTGATCTGTGATGTGCCATTTGTGACTTTGCCATACTGATCCAACAATACTTTCCAATTAATAGCAGGTCCAAACGTTTCAAATGGATCGAGATTTGACGGTGCATTGGCACCTGTGTGGAATCCGTCTCCGCCTGACTTCACGTTCACTCCTGTGGTTCCTAACAATCTCAGTTGATTTCCTGTGACCAACAAGCCGAAGTTGTTTGGTGTTATGTAACTTCTTGATGTCAACTCTCCGTCTATTAAACCTTTGGATATTCCGCCATCGTCATCGTAGATGCTCATTATAATTTTCTGTACAACGCCTAGTTTTTTAACTTTTACAGGGGGTGACAACCAAATGGGCATTGAGAAAGTCAATGTTGCGATATCTATTTCAGAATCAGCACCAACAGGTATGGTCCTAGAACTGAAGGTCGTGCCTGTCAGTTCAACGTAACTTAAACTTGTCCAATCTAGGTAGTTGTCTGTTTTCTGTATCTCGAAGTCAGGGTTGAACAAATAAAGTATTTGCTCCATTATTTGTAATTTTTGATCTGTGTTTGAACTCCAGATATCTGCCGATACTTCTAGCCTAAAAGGAGAAGGCATCACTTTTTCTATTGTGTAACCGGCACCTAATTCATTTGTGTAGTTTCCGTCGCTGTCCACACGCCTTTCTTTAAGATGTTGTTTTTCTATGTGATAAGGGTTCTGCATTCTGTCCCTGTCATAATTAAGTTCTCTCACATAACAAGCGATCCTTGGTGCGTATTGCAAAGCATTTTCACTATTATTCCTTATTATGTTTGCAACCTGCCTTGTTGGATCTCCATAAGTCACAGGAACTGCCCTCAATGCCACTGAACCATCACTGGCTTTACCCGTTTCTACAGAAAAGTTACTCAATATCCTGATAAATTGAGTTAGAAATTTTCTTACCTGTCCGTCGTAAAAGTGTAACATCTTTAATTGTCAGCCTTGGGTTTCAACGCTTCTGACAGAGATTGCCTTTGCTTCACAGTCAATCCATTAATGGTAGATTCTGTTGTATTGTTGACAAATCCTGTCTTGTAATTAGCTCTTGAATCGTTGTTCGTTGTTGTAATTCTTACCGAATCTTCTATCTTGACCCATCTGTTGCCGTCATATCGGAATAACCTGTTTGGTAGGTAATCTGTCCTTAAGAAGTAATCACCCTTGTCTACACCTGAAGTTGGGAAACTTATACCAAACCCTGCAGGGTTTCCGTTAGGTGCAACTCCGTCACCATCCAAGTAGAATCCATAGTGCGAACTTGCAGGTGTGTCTATTGTTGCGTTCACTGTGCTACTGCTACTTGCTCTTTGGTCCTCTGTGTTTACATTTTCCGTCCTGATGTTGCCTCTTTCGTCTATAGGTGCAACATAGTATTGTTTGTAATTAAAACCTGCCTTAGGTGAGTCCAGTTCTGCCTCTGCAACAATCTGGTCATTGATAGTTTTTTCTCTGTTGAATGTTGACATATAACTTGCTAAAGATCCCGTGGTCTTTGCATCACCTATAATATCTCTGAACTCTTGTGAATCTACTAGAGTTTTCATTTTTAGTCTCAACAGGTGTGGCCACCAAGTCTGCGAGAATCCTTCCGCGGCCCTGTTCACATCTTCTACAACGTAGTACCTTTTCAAAGCAATCGGAATACTTTCGTCGAGTGAGTAATCTTCTTTCATGTGAGGGAACTCTATAACGTCACCCGACATTGGTTTTCTGCCGATCCTCTCTACAATATCATTGAGGTGCACTGTCAAAAATAGTGTGTCATTTTGTAGGAACATTCCAAACTGTGATAGGTTGAAATCTTGATCTTGCACGTTGTATATGCCTCTGACAACGTACACATCATCTGAATATCTTCTATCTCTGTTCTCTAAAAACAACAGATCCTGGATTGTTGTTTCATTTATATTGTTTGTCTGTCCTCCATCGTCAGGTCCGTTGTAATTAGGTTGTGTAGGTTTTGCCGCACCGTCCTTGTTTGTGTCTCCTTGATCGTATGGCCCGATGTATTTGTGGAAATGTAGGTCCGTTCCGCCCACCGTGAACATCTCTTTTATGTTACGGTCAAAGAACTTGTAGTCATTGCCCTTTTCAGGCTTAAAAATGGATAATCTTGGCATATCATACATATTTATTGCATAGGCAAAGGCTATAAATATGAGTATGTCAGAACTACAAACAGGTCAACAGGAAATTTTCGATTACGTTAAGAACAATCTCGGTGAGGGAATGATTGACGTAGAATTAGACCCAAAACACTATCAAACGGCACTAGAAAGAGCAATAAACAAATATAGACAGAGATCGTCGAATGCCGTGGAAGAATCTTATGCTTTTCTTGAACTAAAGAAAAATCAAAATTCATACATTTTACCAGATGAAATAATCAACGTAAGAAACTTGAATAGAAGGACAGTGGGATCAAGAACGGAAGGCGGAGAGGGTGGTACCTTATTTGAACCTTTCAACCTAGCATATACAAATACCTATCTTTTGAGAGCAGGTGCAACAGGTGGTTTAGCAACTTACTACGCCTTTGCTTCATACCAAGAACTAGTGGGAAAATTGTTTGGAAGTTTCATACAGTTCCATTTCGATGTTGCAACTAAGAAATTAACAATTACACAAAAACCAAGAGCAGACAACGAAACAGTGCTAATGCATACAGACAATTTTAGACCTGACATAACACTGTTCAAAGACATATATGCCAAGCCTTGGTTGAGAGATTACACACTTGCGGTATCTAAAGTGATGATAGGTGAGGCAAGAGGCAAATTTAATACGATAGCAGGACCACAGGGTGGAACAACTTTGAATGGCGCCGAATTGAAGCAACAGGGTCAAGCAGAGATGGAAAGACTTGAAGCGGAAATAGGCAACTATGCAGAAGGCGGAACTCCTCATAGTTTTGTTATTGGTTAATTCATAATCACATATTTTTAAATAGCAGTATCATGGACGACTCTCGATACAAAAAATATAAAGACTGTACTATTGACGAACTGGAAGAAATCGTCAACGATCTAGAAAACATGTCAATCAGTGCCTTGAAAAGTAAAAAATTAGACATACGAAAATCTATACTGGGTGCGGTAAAAGAAGCCAAATTAGTCATTGAAAAACGTTTAAGAAAATAGTATAATAATCCTATGCTTATAGGTGTAGTAGGATTGATAGGTTCCGGTAAAGGCACAGTCGCTGACAGACTGGAGGAAAAGCATGGATTCCGAAAAGATTCATTTGCAAAGAGCCTAAAAGACGCTGTAAGTTGTATGTTCAATTGGGACAGAGAAATGCTTGAGGGCAAGACAGAATCAAGCAGATATTGGAGAGAACAGCCGGACAAATTTTGGAGTGAAAAATTTGGAAAACCAGTAACTCCACGCTGGGTTTTACAGCATTTTGGCACTGAGGTAATGCGTCAGAATATGCACGACGCAATATGGATCGACAGTTGTTTGATGAGATACAACGGCACACCAACTGTGATAGCGGATACCAGATTTCAAAACGAACTTAAAATGATACAAAAATCGGGTGGAATATTGATACTTGTAAAAAGGGGTGAACTGCCATCACGTGAAGAGATGGAGGCAAAAGGAGCCCATAAATCTGAATGGGACTGGATGGGTTGGGACTTTGATTTTGTGATAGAAAATGACGGAACCAAAGAAGAATTATTTCAAAAAGTTGACGACCTAATCGTCAGCAACAAGATCCCCCACTCTCCAACCGAGTCGTCTGACCCCTTGCAGTCTTTGACAGTTGGCACAAACCGTTTTCAGATTTGAAGCGGCAGTATTACGTAGATTCCCATCAATAAAGTATACATCTAATTGAGCCTGATTTTGTGCTTTAAACCCGCACAGTTCACACTTTCGCTTCTTCTTATAACCCGAACGCTGTAACGCAGTAACACCACCTATTTTCTTGTTGTGTTTCTTGCGATTGCAAGAGTCACACAGACTACGCCAATACACGACCCCACCCTTTCGATAGGCATAGGCCCTCGGCTTGGCTTTACACTCTTTGCATAATGGTCTGTCTCTGTACTGCATACACGTATTTAAGTCGCCTATATAGGCACCACGAAAATGGTAAGAATTGTCATAAAAACCGTATGATTGAATAAATAGTTCTAGTATATACGTACAACTTGCAAGGAGAATACGACAAATGGCTTTAACATCACCAGGAGTAGAAGTTAGTGTAATAAACGAAAGTTTCTACGTACCATCAGATGCGGGTACGACACCACTATTCATAGTAGCATCATCACAGGACAAGAAGAACGGAGCAGGTGACGGCACAGCGGCTGGAACACAAACAGCAAACGCCAACACTGCTTACTTGATTTCTTCTCAAAGAGAATTAACAGAGACTTTTGGAGATCCAAAATTCTACACAGACGCATCAGGAAATTCATTACATGGTTATGAATTGAACGAATGGGGTCTACAAGCGGCATACAGTTTCCTAGGAGTAGCCAACAGAGCATTCATTCTAAGAGCAAATGTCGATACAAACGGTTTAATCGGAAGTGCATCAGCACCAACGGCGGACCCAGCAGATGGAACATATTGGTTTGACCTTGCATCAAGCTCTTATGGTTTATTTGAATGGTCACAGACAAATCAAGCGTTCACAACAGTTACTCCTACATTGATCACGTCAACTAGTGATCTAGTTGGCGGTGTTTCAACTGGTATACCAAAAACTTCAATCGGTGTAATTGGTGACTATGCAATCAACACAACACACGTTTCAAACAAGATCTACAAAAAAACAGCAAGTAACACTTGGGTACAAGTTGGATCAGAAGCATGGCACACATCACTTCCAGTAGTAACAGTTGCTTCAGGAACAACAGTGACAAGTGGTCACAACATGAAGATCAATGATGTTACAATCACAACAAGTGGTACAACTTTGTCAAATGTTGCGGCTGTAATTGGTTCTAATGTGACTAACGTTACTGCAAGTGTCAACGCAACAACAGGTAACTTAGAAATCTTCCACAACGGTAAGGCACTAGGTGACTCAACAGGTGGCACAAACACAATTAGATTCGAAGAAGGAAATGGAACATTAGTAGCGGACTTAGGAATCACTTCAAACGCTGTATTGAATGGTGTTAAATTCTTACAGGACAAACACACAAACAGACCAACTTGGAAAACAGCAGATGAGAACAGACCTAACGGTTCAGTTTGGTTCAAGACAACTTCAGCAAACTCAGGAGCAAATCTTGTAACTAAAATTTACAATTCATCAAGTGGCAGTTTCTCACAAGTTGCTAGTCCATTATATGCCAACCACGCTTCAGCAATATTCAACTTAGATGCGGCAAACGGTGGATCAAGCATAACTGTCGGAACAGTTTACGCACAGTTCAACATAACTGAAGAGTCAATGACATCAGGTGATGCTACTGACTCAACTCCAAACGTTGGTGACTTCCAACTATTCAGATACGAAGGTGGTGCTACAACTATCACAAGTAACAACACATCACCAAGTTTCACAAGTGCAGAGAAATTCAAAATTGCAGAGTCAGTGAAGAATCAAGAAGGTTTAAACTCTGCTGTTGAAATCACACTTGGTGGAACAGGTGCAGATGATTTTATTGCGGCTGTAAACGGTGCAGGTTTAACAAACGTTTCAGCAAGTAAGACAACTGCAGGCGCTATTGTAATGACGCACAAACTAGGTGGTGAGTTCAGAATGTTTGACACTTCAGGAACACCATTAGCAGACGCAGGTTTCAGTCAAACAACTGCTCATGATTACGGTGGATACACAGCAAACAGCACAACATTAATTGATAATTTGTATGACATACCAACTGGTGACACAATCGATTCAAGTGCAAACACAGGTATAGTTGCAAGTAACTGGAAAAGATTGGCATACACAGCAGGAACAAGTGCACCAACTAATGAGCCTGCAGACGGCACATTATGGTATGACACTTCTGTAGACGAAGCAGACATCATGGCACACAATGGTACTACTTGGGTTGGATACGCAACAGCATACAATACAACAGATCCAAATGGTCCACAATTCAGTGCAACAGCACCAACGACACAGTCGGATGGTACAGCACTTGTAACTAACGACTTATGGATTGACACTTCAGACTTAGAAAACTATCCAAAACTTTACAAGTACAACACATCAGCAACAATAAGTTCAACTAACACAGCGAACCAAGTTGCAGTAACAACATCGGGTGCGGCTTGGGAACTAGTAGACAAAGCAGACCAAACCACAGAGGACGGAATCGTGTTTGCAGATGCAAGACTACACACAGCGGCAGACAAGGCAGATTCGTTGGATACAGGTGGTGCAGGAGCATTCAGTTCAATCAAAGATTTATTGACTGATGGCTTCCTAGATCCAGATGCTCCAAACCCAGACTTATACCCACAGGGTATAATGCTTTGGAACACAAGACGTTCTGGCTACAATGTTAAAGAATACAAAAACAACTACATCACAACTACAAAATATCCTGGATCAGGATCAGCAGGTTTAGGTAACATCAGAGCAAGTAACGAATCTGTTGCTTCATACTTCCCAGACAGATGGGTGACTAAATCTAGCAACAACGCTGACGGTTCTGGATCTTTTGGAAGAAAAGCACAGAGAAAAGTGATTGTTGAACAATTAAAAGCAGAGATAGACACTAACCAAGCAATAAGAGAAGACCAAAGAGGCTTCAACGTAATTGCTTGTCCTGGTTATCCAGAGTTGATACAAAACATGATAAACCTAAACACAGACAGAAACAACACTGCGTTTGTAGTAGGTGACACTCCGTTAAGATTAGAGGGTACATCAACTAAGATACAGAACTGGGCTAACAACACAGCAGGTGCATTGGACAACGGTGAAGACGGACTAGTAAGTTCAAGTGAGTACTTGGGCGTGTTTTATCCATCAGGACAAACAACGGACAACACAGGAAAATCAATTGTTGTTCCACCATCACACATGATGATGAGAACACTAGCAAACAACGACAACATCGCTTTCCCATGGTTCGCGCCATCAGGAACTAGAAGAGGTGTTGTTGACAACGCTACATCAGTTGGTTACATTGACACAGCGTCCGGAGAGTTCGAAACAATATCTGTTACGGAGTCAGTGAGAGATTCAATGCATGAAGTCAAAGTAAATCCAATAACTTTCTTCTCAGGTGCAGGAATTGTAAACTTTGGTAACTTAACTAAGACAGCGTCAAGTTCAGCGTTAGATAGAATAAATGTTTCAAGACTAGCAGTGTACCTAAGATCACAATTAGATTCTATTGCTAAACCTTTCATATTCGAACCAAATGATGAACTGACAAGGAATGAGATCAAGGGAGCGATCGAGTCATTCTTGTTAGAACTTGTTGGTCAAAGAGCATTATTTGACTTCCTAGTAGTGTGTGATGACACAAACAATACGCCTACGAGGATTGACAGAAACGAATTGTACGTAGATATAGCAATTGAGCCGATTAAATCAGTTGAATTTATTTACATACCATTAAGAATCAAAAACACAGGAGAAATTGCAAAATTAGGGAACTAATTTTTGAATAAATAGGAGAGAGAAACATGGCAATATCAACATTATCAAAATTTACAGTACCTTTAGCAAACGATCAAAGTAGTGCATCACAAGGCTTGTTGATGCCAAAACTACAATATCGTTTTAGAGCGATCCTGGAAAATTTTGGAGTATCAACACCGAGATCAGAACTAACAAAACAGGTTGTAGATATAACTAGACCGAACTTAACTTTTGACAAAGTAACACTAGATGTTTACAACTCAAGAGTATATGTAGCAGGTAAACACACTTGGGATCCAATTACAATCACTTTAAGAGATGATGTAAACAACTCAGTAACTAAATTAGTTGGTGAGCAGATACAGAAACAGTTCGACTTCTTTGAACAAGCAAGTGCGGCATCTGGTATCGATTACAAATTCACAGCAAGAATCGAAATGCTTGATGGTGGTAACGGAGCAAGTGCACCAAATGTATTAGAAACATTTGAATTATATGGTGCATATGTAGAAAACGTTAACTACAACACTCTAGCATACAACGTTTCAGAACCGGCTACTATCACAATGTCAGTGCAATATGACAACGCAATTCAAACACCGCAAGGTACTGGAATTGGTACAGCAGTTGCAAGAACTATTGGTACGTTAAGTACTGGTGGTGGACAGTAATAAACAAAATTAAGTTAGCAATTATAACAGAAAAAGCGTCTTTATAGGCGCTTTTTTTGTGACTATAAATAACAGTATGCCAAAGATAAATGACTTCTTAAAAGGTTTTCAAGACGGTCTTCCAGGAATGAAAGACTACAGACACGCATCTAGATTGTATATAGATAACAACTATCAACTGATGCCAAAACAGAAGTTTCTGTTCCATGTAGTTTTTGATATAGACGAGTCTCAACATGCAGGTGCATTCACTCCAGAAGAAAGATATGAGTTAAACATGTTGGTCAAATCATGTGATCTGCCTAGGTACAACTTGAGCTACGAAGAAAAGACACAGTACAACAAGAAGATGTACAATGCGACAAGAATCGCTTACGAACCAGTGAACATAACTTTTCATGACGACCACGCAGACACTGTGAACGCTTTTTGGAAAAAATATTATGAATATCAAATAGCAGATTCTGTGTCGATGAGTAGTGACCTAACCATATCTAACACCAAGGATGATGCTTACGATGACTTTGAGAAAAAGACTACAAATAAATTTGGTATGGACACACCTAAAAAAAGAAAAGCACCATATCTTAAAGGAATACAGATATTTGTATTACACAAACAAAGATTCACTTCTATGACATTGGTCAACCCTGTCATTGGTTCATTCTCCCATGATCAATTGGATCAGGCAGACGGAACTGGTATATTGAGTAACACAATGCAGATATTGTACGAGACTGTAATTTACAAATCTGGAATAGTCAATAAGAATTCTGTTCCTGGCTTTGCAACTGTAAGGTACGACAACGAACCGTCACCACTTACGATTTTGGGCGGTGGTACAAACTCAATATTTGGACCTGGAGGTATAGTCGATGGAATAGGTTCTGTAATGAGGAACGTACAGAATGGAAACATTCTAGGAGCAATACTATCGGCATCGAACACTTACAACAATGCAAAAAAAATTAAGAAAAAAGATGTGAAAGCAGAACTTAAAGGTATAGCAAAACAAGGAGTGCTTGAACTAGGAAAACAGGCAGGATCAATTGACAATCCAGTAGGAGCATTTTCTGTTGGTGCTGTACTTGCCGCAGGCACTGTCATAGCCTCTGCAAAAGGCACTAGTGATAACAAAACAAATCAAAACAACACTGTGATTTCGGCAGGAGCACAACTAGATACTGTAAACTTTTTAGGCCCAGACGAAGTCTTCAAATTGATATCTAACAATGAAGCCGCTCGAGACGAAATAGCGGCAGGCATATACTTTAAAGACATAGGATCTAGGAAAGGTTTGACACCGGCTGAATCAAACATAGAGTATGAGGCCGCTTCAGACAGCATAAAAAATGTTTATTCTAACAAGGCCATCACTGATGTTAGAAAACTAGTTACAGAAGGATATATAAAAGTAGCAAGACAAACACAAGATGTTGAGATAGCAACAGAGAAAGCAACTGTATAATGGCAGAATTTTACACAAACTTACCACCTAAAGATAAAGATAAGTTACAAGAGACAATAGATAAACTGACAACCGGTGATTATCAATCGGAATATCAGTTTAACGTTGGTGAATATGATAGCACTGTTGCATTTTTTGTTAAGAGAGGTTTCACAAGAACAGCCGCGGAATCCACAGCGTATGTGATACTGACACAGGCAAAAATAGATAACATCAAACCACAACAGATATTAGATGAATTAAAAAAAGCAAAACCTTCATTGCTGTCTGAACTTATAACCATAATATTAAATGCCAACAGATACAAGTCTAGTAGGTTAGGTGTAAGGCAAACACTATCAACGAAAGATACTGTATCTAGAAACATCATAGACTAATGTTACCTAGATTCGCAAGAGGAAAATTCTCTCCTAAGAACCAAGA